TCAAGAGGTAATTCTTTTACTCCTGGTTTTGTACAGAAAGCTGATATAGGAGCTCTCCACCATAAACCACCATCCTCCATTAAGAAATGAAATAGAGGTACCTGATTTGGTATTGAGCTAAAACCAAATACTCCTACCTCGAAATATTTGTCATGAGAATCTTTTTGATCTCTAAGATAGTTACCTCTTACATAACACTCAATGATTGGTATGTTTGCATTTAAATAAGCCATTATAATTTTTTTCTAAGTTCTTTTATATATTGTTCATTTTCTCTTTCCTCTGCACTTTTTCTATTTATAATATAATATGCAATGAGTGCACCAATTAATAAACATCCCATACTATAAAAAAACATTCCTACACCTAATGCTGCTGTCATTTCTTATCCTGTAATTTTTTTATTTCTAATTCACAGTAATGAATTATTTTTTGCAAATCTTTTATTTTATCTTTTTTCAAATACCTACAAACATATTTCACAACACACCCTTGGAAGAATGATAAATTATTTTTTGAAATAAATTCATAAGGTTGTATGTGAAAATTTTTATAATGGGCACCACCTATTTGTTTGTCTTGTGGTCTTATCGAATCAAATATACTACTATCTGTCATTTTTCTCCTGGACATAAATTAAATAATCTGTTCCAATTGGGTAGTTATATTTATAGTCAGTTCTTAATAAATGTAAAGTTTTTCTTGCTCTAGTTGAACCAGTATACCAAACTTTTTTTTCGTTTATTTTTTCTTCTCTACTCTTAGTATTATAATGTGATGGGTAATTACCTTTACTGTATAACACTACATTATTAGCTTCACCCCCTTTGACTGAGTGTATTGTGTCAATCGTGATCCGTGGATCTTTATCTAATTCTGCTTGGCCATATCTTCTTAATAATCTAATAAAATGTCTTACTTGATTTGGTTTAAAGTTACGTCTCAATATCCAAAACCAATGTTTCTTTTTATCTTTGTCTTCTAAATCTAAACCACACCACTCTTTTAATTCAGTAAAGTTATATTCTCTAAAGTCAGGTTCCTTCATCCAAAACTTATCGAATCTATATTCTGGTTTCACTAACTGTCTTATAAACTGGTACATGTTTCTAGCTGAACGTTTATCTATTTTTTTATCATTACTAATGGCGGTCCAGGATTTTATTGCTAACCATTGTTTTTCATCAAAGCATTTAGTATCTTTATTATCTTTAAAATATAACCCTGCGTCTTTGGCTAACATTCTTAATTCATTTACAGCTTTATTAACTCTTCCTAATATAAACCAATCACCATCTAAAGACTCAAAAGGTATTTCTTTAAATGATAAATAACTTCTTACATACCCGTCAGCCTCTTCATGTTCATAATCTTTTTCTTCACTATCTAATATTCCTCTTCTAATTATCTGAGAAAATTTATATATAGCTTCACCAAACCTTCTTGTTTTTCTAAGCTTTACTTTTCGACCAGGAAAAAATTTGGTAAAGTATTTTGAATCAGCACCATTCCATTTATATATACCCTGGTCATCATCTCCAGCTAAATATATTCTATCTACCTTATCTGCCATCTTATAAATTACGGACCATTGTAGTGGAGTGAAATCTTGAGCTTCATCTAGTATCAATACTTTTAAACTTGGAAAGTCTACTTCCTTGATTGTTCTTTCAATCATATCATCAAAGTCAATAAAAGATCTTTCACCACCACCTTGTTTGTAGTGTTCATAAGTTGAAATTTTTCTGTGAAATACAACTAACGAATCTTTTTTATAACTTTCTTTTTTATATGCTTCTTCTGGATCTATTAATAAATTTCTAGCTTTACTATAAATACCTAATGACCAATCTTTATAAGTAAAGTTATCATCAGCTAATCTAGTATCTGATGTTTTTATAATCTTAGTTTGTAATGCGAAATCTATGGTGCAATGTTTAGGGTCAAATACTTCTTCACTAAAGTATCTCCTGCAATATGTATGTAATGTTTTAAATCTTAAAAAATCTTCTGATGAATAATTAGGAAAAGCGTCCATGGCTCTATTTACTGCGGTGTTAACTGCTTTGTTTGTAAAAGATAGATAAGCTATTTGTTGGGGAGGCACACCTTTTTTCATATGGCCTTTTAAAACTTTTTCTATCAATGTATGAGTTTTACCTGTTCCAGGTGGTCCAAATATTTTTATAGTCTTATGATAAAGTTCTTTTAATTTTTTAAGTTCTAAATTTTCCTGTGTGGTACTCATCATCCATCTCCGAAGTTTTATTTTTTGTCTTTTGTTTTATCTTACCATGATCCACAAAAGAAGGCATCTCTACCTTCCACACATTTTTAACACCCTCATGATATTCTAACCTTTCACATCCTAGTAAACTCAGAGCTTCACTAGCACTTTTAAATGTTTTATCATTACCTAAAAATTTTTCAAAAGTTATTCTTCTAAAATAACAAGTGTTAGTCTTTGAATCTAATACCACATAATTATCTTTTAACTTTTCATAGTCATCTTCTTCTATGTGAGCTTCAAAAAACTTTTTCAAGAAAGTATATTTTTCTTCACCAAGTGTATCTTCAAATTTCATTTTATCATTTTCAATTGCTTGGGTTACTATTTCTCTTAACATTAATTCAAATGGTGGTGGACCAGATTTAGGCCTTGGAAGTGTCATCCAATAAATTCCATATCTTAATAATTTTGTTCTCCAAGATTTTTCATCTTTCATATCTTCTGGTGTCACAATAATATTTTGTTCCTGATATTTAAAAGAATATTCAATTGACTTAGTGCTTTTAATAAAACTAATATCAGTAAAGTCTGAAACAATAGGAGGAGGTTGAGATCCTATACCTAAAGCTCTAAATCTACATTTATCTTTATCACATAAAGGTGTGTTACATTTAAGTGCATAATCTTTTTTACTAACTGAGTTTGCTACAGTTGCAATGACTTCTCTTTCAGGTAAAGGCGATGTAAAAATTTGTTTGTTACGTTCTAATAAAATAGTTGTGATTTCTTTTTTACTTAAATTACCATCTGCCTTTTTCATTTCAAGAACACCCATGTTGAAAAGTAAATCATTTCTATGATTACCAGTCCATTTTTCTTGAACCATTTTTTGGCAGCATGGAGGATATTGTTTCCAATTGCTCTCAGGCTCATATTGTTTTATATTCTTGTTAAGAGATTGTAATGAAATTTTTTTTGATATTGCTAATTGCAGGAATGCTCCTATCAACATTGGTGTATTATGTTCATTATATGCAAACTCTGTCGTGGAGTCTTTATTAAAGTATGGCATGTTCAAGCATTTGTTCATTGGAAAAACTTCTATTGCTTGAAAAAAATTATTATTTATTTCATCTAATTCTTTTTTAACATCTTTGACTGGATAAAATTTATCAAGAAATAAAAATAAATGTAATCCACCTGATTTAGATCTGGCTGGTACAAGTGGTAAATTGTAATCTCTAATGATGTCTACTATTTTCTTTTGATTGTAATCTTTATAATTATAAGGGTCTATATCAATGCAACCCCATTTGCATTGATCATTTTCTGTTTCTGGTTTTATACCTATTCGAGTTGATCCTTCCAAATGCTCCTTCCAAATTTGTTTAGTAACAGGAGAGTGGACCGTGAGAGTTTGTGATTCTCTCTTGCCCCGTTCATCTACCTCCCCGGTGAGAGAGGTAGTAATGAACAGTTTAGAATTTCCCTCAAATAAATTTAAGAGATCAAGTTCCATTAAAATGGTGTTGATTCTTTTTTCTCTATTTGTTGGTCTGAGAAATCAACCTTACCAAAGATATCACTTTTCATTGCGCTATTATAAAAACCTTGACATGCTTCTAAAGTTTTTAAATGCTCAGCTGTGTTTAGATATTTATCAAAATCTATTACCCAACCGTACCAACTATTTTGTGAATTAGATTCTTTAGTTGAAGTTAATTTATAAGTTGTAGACCAAGTAGGTGGTGTGAAAAAACCTTTCTTACCCTTAGCTTTTCTAGTCATCATCATAGAATTCCAAGTCTTAGATTTTTTCTTTTG